CAACAATTGCAAACGGTAAAACTTTTACATGGAACGCCGGAGCTACAAGCGCAACATCTAACAGAGCATCCACTAGCATATCTAGCTTTTCTACTTCTAATAATCCAACTGCATCAAGAGCTACATTAATATCACCTACTACAAGACACTTAATACACTTTGGAACAGAGACAACGATAGGAACAACTAGCACACAAGATGACATGTTTATTAGGTTTGGTGATCAAGAAGATATTAATACTTTTGCACCCTCAGCAGTTAATGCAGCAGGCACACAAAGATTACAAGACGGAACTAAAATAATCGGAGCTATCAAGGCAAAAGAAACAATTCTAATATGGACCGATACAGCTTTGTATACCATGAAGTTTATTGGTGCGCCTTTTACATTTGGTTTTGAGCAGGTTGGCACAAACTGTGGTTTGATAGGTAAGAACGCAGCTGTCGAGATAGACGGTGTTGCCTATTGGATGAGTAACAATGGATTCTTTCTATTCGATGGTACAGTCAAATCACTACCTTGCTCTGTTGAAGACTTTGTCTATGACGACATCGATCTAACAAAAGGACAACAAATTACAGCAGGTGTTAACAACTTGTTTACAGAGATCATTTGGTGGTACCCATCATCAGGTCAAAGTTTTAATAACAGATTAGTTGCATACAACTATCTAGAGTCACCGGGATCACAAGTTCCTGGTGGTATTTGGTACACTAGCACAGAGGGTAGAACATCTTGGATGGACGCTAAAATATATCCAAAGCCGTATGCAACATCTTATGGGTCCACTGAAACAGGAACCTTTCCAACAATACAAGGGGTCACTGGTCTTGGAGCCACAACTTATTTTGAGCATGAAGTAGGAAACAATCAGATTAACACGGACGGATCAAGCACTGCTATAACATCTTTTGTAAAATCTTATGACTTTGATCTAGAGGGACAAGGCAGTGAAGGAGATAGATTTTTATCTGTTCGAAGATTTGTACCTGACTTCAAAGCATTGCAAGGCACTGCTAAAGTAACGTTGGCCGTGAAGCGTTTTCCAGCTCAAGAGGATTCTTCTACAGGACTAAGCCCTTTCTCTATCACATCTGATACAACTAAAAAAGATACGAGAGCTCGTGGTAGATATGTTAATATAAAAATAGAAAATGATAGTATTGATCAGAGTTGGAGATTTGGAACTTTTAGCTTAGACGTGCAAGCAGACGGAGGCAGATAATGGCAAAAATAAATGTAAAAATACCAGAACCAAAAGATGATTACGATACAACCAAACAAAAACAGATAAACAGATCTATAACTACACTTATTGAACAATTAAACTCTACTTTTTTAGATGAAGTAAAACAGGAGCAAGAGAGATTCTCTTGGTTTATCAGTGGCTAATATATACAAAAACGCAAAAGTAGATTTAACAACTACAAACAACACCACAGTTTACACTGCCCCTAGCAACTCTAGAGCGATAATAAAATCTATTCTAGTTTCTGAGGACAGTAACAATGCAGATACAATAACTTTGACAGTAACAGATGCAGCGGACGCTGTGTTTAGTTTATTCAAAGAAAAAGCCATATCTGCAAAAGCAACAAATGAGTTATTAACACAACCTTTGGTTCTTCTTGAAAGTGAGGCGCTGAAGGCACAAGCTGCAACTGCAAACAGATTACATGTGGTTGTTTCGATACTAGAAATAAGCAGAGACTAAGGAGGTAAAATGGTATCTTTTGTAGAAAAAGGCAAAACTGACGCGATAGTCAATGGCACAGTTATAAAAGACGTTGAGATTGAGACTGAAGTAACAGTCAAAAATGTTAAAACAAACGTCGAATATAAGTCTGACAAAGAGGCTGAGGACGATGTCAACGATCCAAGCACTGACACAAAGCAAGAAGACATATCTAGAAGTGTCAATATAAAAGTCGCTAAATTGCCAGATGTTTCATCTCAATCATAGGATGAGCAGTTGATTTTTGAGCCAAAAAAAAGTAATGTATTTATGATAGATACTGGTAAATTATACGATATTACCGTAGCTTTTGGACTTTATAAGTCGTTTCCTCGCTATAAAGATCACACGTTCGAGGACGTGCTAGAACACATCGCCCCGTCCGTAGATCTGAATCAATATAAGATTCACTATAAAGATGGTTTACCCTTTGCTTTTACGAATTGGGCATTTTTAAACAAGGATGCAGAGAAAAGATTTATGACAACCGCAGAACTAAACCCTGAAGATTACAATAGTGGAGATATCCCTTGGCACATTGACACCGTTTGTTTAGGTAGTGTCAAAGATATTATGAAAGACACCAAAGAATACTTTACTAATTTGTTGGGTTGTAATAAACCTGTAAAATGGCTTCGTGTGAATGATGATGGAGTCATCACAAGAGTTGTAACTAGATATACAAAGGAGCATTATGGGGTCAGTTAGTAAAGCGATTAAAAGAGTTATACCAAAAGAAATACAACCTATTTTACCTATCGCTGCTTCTATGTTTGGTGGACCTCTTGTTGGTTCTGCTTTAGGTGGTGGTATAGGTTCTTTAGCTGCTAGACCTGTATTAACACAAGCTTTGGCATCAGGACTAACATCTGCAGGTGTTGATTTTTTAACAAGTGGTAAAGTTGATCCTAAAACTTTAGTTACCTCAACTCTTTTGGGAGCGGGTGGACAATACTTCAAGGACGTTGGTGCGGGAAACAAAGGAATTATGGGTTTAGATTTATCAGATAAAGCTAGAGAAGAATTTGCTAAGCTTGGTAATTTAATCGCTCCAACAGGGGTTGATGAAACTGGAAAATTTGACATATCTGGAGACATTGTAAAAAGTGGAGCAACAGCTGTAACCGCGGGTGGTTCTATCGCCGCGTACAACGCAGCAGAACAAGCGCAAAGAGATTATGATGAAATGATGGCAGGTAAAGAAGCAGATGCCGCCGCTGATAGACAAGCAAGAATAGATTTTATTACACAGAACATGAAACTATCGGGATTTAGTCAAGAAGAAATCGATGACGCGCTTAGAAATGCAGGTTTTCAAAATGGAGGCCGTGTTGGTTTTAAAGAGGGTGGTGATTCTAGTAACATATTAAGAAACTTTAGAGACGCTTTTTCTGAGATAATAGGTTTTCCTAGCTATGTTCTTCGAGACGAACAAGAATTTCTCAAGGACTTATTGGAGGACCCTGATGACCTCAGTATGAAAGAAATTAAAGCTCAAATGAAATCGGAAAACGCTCCTACAAGAAAATATTTAGATAACTTATCAGGTGAAGAAAAAAAAGATGCTTTAAATAAAATTATAGATGATCAAATAAAAGCAGATCTTGGACGAACAAGTGGGTTGTTTGAAGCTTTAGAAAGCTTACGAAGTAGAGGAATGGCAATGTCAGAAGGTGGATCTTCCTCAATAGAACAACAAAAAAGAGAAAATTATTTTGATTTAAAAAGAGATGAATTTATGTCTATGTCAGAATACTTACAGAGCGGTTTATCAGACACAGATTTGAGAAGTGGCGCAGCCGAAGGCGGTATCATGAATTTAAAAGTAAAAGGTATGCCTGCTGAAATGGACTTACGACGTGGTGGGTTTGTGCCTATTGGTGCAAAAGAAAAAGCTGATGATGTTCCTGCAAGATTATCTAAAAATGAGTTTGTAATGACCGCTGATGCAGTGAGAGCTGCAGGTGGAGGAAGTGTTAACAAAGGGGCAAAAAAAATGTATGATTTAATGAACAAGCTAGAGGCTAGAGTATAATGTCAGAAACAACAGAAACAATTACAAGGCCCGCGCCCTTTATAGAAGCAGCGGCAATACCTTTAACTCAAAGGTTAATGCCATTATTAGATCCTGCAAGAGCAATAGATACTTCTGCATTCGCTCCACAAGTCGCCACAGAAACAGCTTTACAACAACAAGCAAGAGGACTAGCAAGCGGACTAGGTTCTTTTGAACCTTTTTTAGCTCAAGCCAGTGCCGATGCTGCAGCAGCTCAACAAAGAACAGGACCTCAAGCCTTTCAAGAATTTATGTCGCCGTATCAACAAGAGGTTATTGATACCTCTCTCGCGGCATTACAAAGAGAACGAGATATTGCAAGACAACAAATAGGGACTCAAGCGGCACAACTTGGTGCTTTTGGTGGTGGTCGACAGGCAGTGCAAGAGGGTGTCTTTGATGCAGAGACTGCTCTTGGTAAAGCACAGCTAGAAGCACAACTTAGAGCACAGGGATTACAACAGGCACAACAACAAGCCGCTCAAGCTTTTGGTCAACAACAACAACTATCATCACAACAACAAGGACTAGCTCAATTGGCTCCGCAATTAGCGCAACAACAAATATCAGGTTTAACTCAAATAGGACAACAGCAACAATTACAATCACAAGCCATTCTTGATGCTCAAGCACAAGCCGCAAGAGAGGCTGCTTTTGAAGAGCAACAAAGATTAGGTTTTGTAGGTCAGCAGTTGACCGGAATAATCGGTGGCTATCCCGCACAACAAACTTTTCAAACAACCGTAACACCACCTCCTAGCCCTCTATCACAATTTTTAGGCACAGGAGCAGGATTGGCAGGTATTCTTGGTAACATATTTGGTGGATAAAAATAATAAATGAGTAGAACGTTAAAAAGACCGATGTTCCGTGGTGGCGGAAGAGCGAACAGTAAAGGCACTGGTATCATGACGGGGATCGAGGACCGTGAAGGTTTTTCAGCAGGAACATTAGTTGGAGGTAACAGAGATTTTGGTCGTGTAAGAGTAGAACCTAATCCAGATGCTAATTTTAATCTTTTAGACTATTTAGTTCCCAATGCTAGTGCAGTGGGAGCTGGACAAGGGGGAGGAAAAAGATTTGAAGGCACTGATCTTTTAACTCCTCAAATAACAGCTATACCAGGTGGACAACAAATAGTATCAGGAGCCATTGGCGAGGATGCTTTTACAGAAGGATCAATGTCAGACTTTGTTGACAACCTTCAAAAGGTCGAAGGAGAAGAAGAAAAAGAAGTTACAAAACCAGACACACCACCTCCTGGAAGAGAGACTAAATCAAAACAAAAAATAGGTGAAGAGTTAGATGATCTTATAAAACAAAAACAATCAGATGAAAATACAATAACTAATCTTGATTTTTTTGAAAAAGGATTAGAAGAAGAAATAGAAATGTATAAAAATTTATTAGGTAAAAGTAAAAAAGATAGAATTTTCGATGCTCTATTAGCCGCGTCTCCTGGTTTACTCAGAGGTGACTATGCTGAAGCAGTAGAGGACGCAGGAGAGGCCATAAAAGATGACACTCAAGCTGCTGCTGCACAATTAGCTATTAAAAGAAGACTTGGTTTAGAAGAAATAGAAAAGAAAGAGTTTTATAAAGCTCTTTATAAACAAGACGAGGGATCAAATTCTAAGAAAAGATATGATGAATTAACAAGACTACATCCAAACATGTCTGAGGAAAGAAAACTAGATATAGCGTACGGGTCTGTTTACGATAAAAGACCCTCAATACAAGACATAAGACTAAAGGCCTCAAACTTTTACAAAGAAAACGGAACTTCTTTTGAAAAAGACAATATAAATGGTTACGTTCAAGCAGAGGTAGAAGTCGTGGAATATGGCATACCTGTTTTACCATATGAATTAACAGACACCACAAGACTGCCTGGAGAAAAATTTAAAAAAGATGGTCAAGAAG